GCCCTTGCTCAGAACACCCAGCGATTTGCTTGGGCCAAACCCGCGCTCACATCCCGGAATGTGCCGCGCGACCCATCCGGCCACACGGTCATCCCAAAACGGCATCACGTTACGACTTCACCCATCTGGAATGTGGCATCAATCGACACCAGGCTGATTTGCATCTTCGCATCGCTATCCGACGAGACCTGCAATTCCGGCGCGAGGTAAATCCCTGTGGCCCCCTGCGAAATCCACTCGGAAACAATCGAAGTCGTGATTTTGCCGCCGTCCCACAGGGCCGCGTCCCATAGGCCGGTGTCCCAGCCGTCAGACACTTCAACAGACGGAGAGGCAGGTGGGGAGGATGCGGTTTCGTCAAAGTCAGCAGCAAACACCAGTTTGGGAAAGAACGTGGAACTTGCCTCAAAGACCGGGCGGGCGTTGATAACGGTCTTGGTCATGCCCGGCGCGCCCATTGGATCGAAAGACCCAAGATAGCGCGCTGTATAGGCCGCGCCGTTGTCTGACCCCGTGCTGTCCATCTGGTAGATGCGGCCATTGCCATCGCCGCAATACGCATCGTCGTCATACATCCCAAGACATTGCGTTTCGATACCCGTCCAGCGCGCCCATGCGCCGGTCTGCAAGTTCACCACCAAACTCGCCAAGTCAGGGTCGTCAGGCTGCGCAATTATCATCAGATTGTTCGACAGGGTTTTCACCATGTCCCAATCGCCTGAAATGCGAGACGCCTTGTCCTGCCAGTAAGACGAAATATTCCTGGACACCGCCGCACCGGCAACCGCCGCAATATCCTGCTGAATTGCCGAAGTCAGCGGAATAATCCCGGCTTCCGTTCCGATCAGAAGATCACCGCCCGCGCGGATATGACTGTTTTTGCCGAGAGGTTTCGGAATGTCGTAAACACCCATCAGAGACCAGTTCGCCGCCACGGCGGGGTCCGTACCCTGGTATATAGCCGCCTCGCCTTCGTCCGAGACGAACACGATCCGGTCATCCATGCCTTCGCCGCTGTCACCCGAGAGAGACGAGATAAACAGCAGCTTGCCGCCCTTCCTGAACACGCCGCCAAGGCTGAAGCTGTTTGCCGCGCCGCCAAGAGACGCAACAGGCAAATACCACGCCCTAATGGCATTCTTTTCCACGAAGAAAAGACGCTCGGCATACACAGACACATGGCTTAGGTCAGCCGTATCAACCCCCGTGATTGAGATGGGCGATGATGCCGCGTTGATGGTCGCAAACGCCGACCCGTTGTAGAGTTGCGCGTCGTCCCGCCCATTGACGAAATAGAGGTAATCCGTCCCGACAATATTGAACATCGCCGTGGAGTAATCACCGCCCGTCTGGCCCGTCACCGACGCCGTCGGCGTGACAGTCGCAGACGCCGGGGCAGTCACGTCGAAGATTTTGGCCGCCGTGCAGGCAAACAGCGCCTCACTGGTCCCTGTGTAGTTCGCCAGATGCGTCACAGCCGCATCCAAAGTCGCTTGCAACCGATGCCCGCCACGAACCGCAATGCCGCTCGTCGTGGGCGTCCAGTTGTCCAGCACCTTCGCAGACGCTTCCATCGGCGTTGCGAGGTTTTCGCTAATCACCCACCCGTTGATCGGTGCCGGGATGAAAAACGGCTGAGACGGCGCGGGCTGGATCGGCTGACCGCCCTGCATTTTGTGGCGCGGTGCCCGCTTTTTCTCCCGCACAAGCATCAGTAACGCGCCCGCCGGTCAAAGCCTGCGTAATCCTGCAAAGCTGCCTCGTATTCGGCTTCGAAATCCTGGTAGGGCATTCCCTTTTGACGCCGCCAGCGAACAATGAGGCCCATCGTCAGCAAGTTCTCGTCAAAATCCGCTTCGGCATCGTCCGACATGTATTCAGCGTTCGCCCCGGCCCAGTTTTTGGACTGGTAGTAGACTTTCACGGTGTCAGAATTGGCGAGATACGGCCAAAGGCGAATGGTGTCGTTTTCCAGCAGGAAATAACGCGGGTTCCCCTGCACCGCCGTCAGGCTGTTCCACTCATGCCGCGTGAGAGGCCGCACAGCGCCCGTGGACGCGCTCCAAACCGTGATGCCCCGTTGCAGCCTGTCGAAGTCAGACGGCAGGCTGTGCGCCACGTCAGCGCCCGTGCCGGTCAACGTGGTGTCGGACGCAAGCGCAGACCAATCCACGCGGCGCGCCAGTTCCTCACCGGCCTCGTTCGCGTACTCCAGCGCCTCGACCCAACGCCGATCCGAAGACCCGTAGACCGAAGTTGGAACAGGCATACCGACGTTCTTGGACAACGCCTGCACAACGCTAAGAAGGCTCATGGCAAGGCCCTTTTCATCGAATTTCGTCCCACTGGAGAGACGCAAAGCAATCGGCGTCGTTGTTTTCCGTCCTGACCGCCGCAACCGTCAACGTGCCGGATTGTGCGCCTTGCCGGTTCCACAACACGGACTTGCCCAGAATGCCTTGCAAGCTCGCCGCCGAGTTGCGCCCTGCGCTTGCGAAATACCCGCTGTAAACGATTGTCCCGCCCGTTACCGCCGTCGCCGTGGTGTCGAACTCCATGACGCTGCCGGTTGCGTCCACGTCGGCCCATGCCGCCCCGGTCAGCGTGGCGTCTCTGATGATTTCAAGCCGAACGGGGTTTGTCGGGGATATGGTGAACGCCTTTGGCAGACAAATCGCCATATTAGGAACGGATTGAAACGTTGCCTTCGGGCGGATCGACAAAATCGGGATGAGCGTTGTCGAAATTGTAACGGCGGTTTCTCCGTTGTCTGCCGACCGCGACAAGCCCTGAAGCTCCGCAAGCGATGTGCCGCCTTCCGACTTAACCGTGGAACAAATGGCCTTCATCGCGGCCGACGCATTTGCAGCGATGCGATAGCGAAACCCGACCGCGTTTGCCTCGTCGCCGTAACCAATTTCCATGTAGGTATACGTCGCGTCGTTGTAGATGCGGTAATACACCGGCAGGCTGGCAAGCTGCCAAAAGCCCGATGACCGCGTGTTGTCGTTGTTGATCTGGTGAACCAGCGTAAATTCACCGTTCTGCACCAGGCCGAACCTGATCGTGCCAACCTTCAGGGATTGAAAATCAATCGCGAAAATATGACTGTCCGACCAGTCAACATCCGACGCCGCACCAGACCATGAAGCCTGATCTGTCACTTCTTCCGTAACGCTGCCCGTCACACTCGACCGAAGGAAAACCTGCGCGATACCCCCGGCAATCCCCGCAAGGTTTAGAACGCCGGTCATTTCGATCAATTGGCTATTACCGGGCGTGTAGGGCACCGGGTGGCTGCGCATCGTGGCGAACGTGCCAGCAGCCGCGTCCGATATTGAAATCGTCAGGTCGCGCCCCGTCGTGTTGAACGTTACCGTCCCGTTGTTGGTGATTTCGTCATAAAAGTTGGGTTGCTTGTCGTAGAGGAATTCCACGTCAAGGCGCTGGCCTGTCTCACTGACACGCTGTCGTCCAAAAGCATCGCGAGACCAGCCTGCCACTTCACCCTCCAACCAGTCCAGAACGGCAGTCAACTGCCGCTTGAACAGTTCGCCCTTCCAATCCCGAATGATCGGACGTGTCACGGTGCAACGCCTGCAACCCGCACACGCGCGCGGGCGAACCGCTCTGCGTAATCCTGACCCGCAACCGCGTTGTATTCCGTTTCAGCCAAAGACCCAGACGCTTGCGCCAGTTCAATGTTCCCGATGTGCTTCGCGGCCTTTTCGGCAACCGCGTAGAGATACAACTCGGGATGCTTTGCCAGTAGCCAGTTGCTTGTCGTGGCGCTTGTCGTCAGCGTCGGCAGCTTCGTGTAATAGGTGAAGTCATATTCCGCGTCGTTCGCGTGCAGGTCAGACCCAAGGATGGAGAAAAACCCTTCCTTGTTCACCGCCTTCACATACTTCTGCCAAGGCAGTTGAACCTGCTCCTTGCCCGCTTGCGTGGACAGGTGCAGAACCTCCATGAAGCCCGCAGGCAACGCCACGGACCCGCCCGATACGACAAGCGTATCATCTACCATCATTTCACGACAACGCAGGCGACGGTTGAAATCGTTTTCCGCGAACTTCACCAGCCTGTCGAAGACATCGGTGATGTCAGCATTGCCGATCTGCTCAATGACAGCCGTGCGAAGATCAAGGTAGTCAGAGAGAGCCATCCTTGGTCCTCCAGGCGCGGTTGTCGCTCGAATTTAGCCACTTGCTGATATACTTCTGGTCGTCCTGCTTGGACGCCTCGGCAAGCTGGTCCCAATAGACGTTTAGAGGGATCGACGCGACGTGGTGGTAATCGCCCTTCCAACCGGGCTGCGCCAGATTGCGCTGCGCCGTGTTGATGTCGATGGTCGGGTCAACCTCGTAATCGGTGCGCCACGTCCGCGACCCATCGGGATTGTCTTGATACCAGACCTGCCGCTTCAGCTTCGGGTCGTAGTCAAAGAGACGCCATTCGCCGTCCTTGATAATCATTTGATCCGCCGCACAAGACCCTGCTCTTGCATGTCCAAAGCTTCAACCGGGTCCATGT